GGTTGATGAAAATGAAGGAAATGTCTGGATAAAAATGATTTACGATGGAAATGGACTGAAATATCCAGAGAGGACGGTGGAAAATGGCTGATTATACGCTTTCGGCGAAAATAACTGGGGACGCTGCGGAATTTGCCAAGGCCTTTAAGATTGCTGAAGAATCAACAGATGGTTTTGAAGCAAAATTTGAGAAATTCTCCAAAAAACTGGATTCAATTGGCAGTTCATTTCAAAAAACCGGAGCAAAGATGTCTTTGGCGGTAACAACTCCAATTGTCATGGGCGGTAAAAAGATGATTTCTGCGGCATCGGATTATGAAGAGAATCTAAACAAAGTTGATGTTGCTTTTGGGAACAGTTCTCAGTCTATAAAGGATTGGGCAAACAATGCAACAAGGCAGTTTGGATTGTCAAAGAATCAGGCGTTGGAAGCAACTTCTTTGTTTGGTGATATGGCAACATCTATGGGGTTAACGCAGCCTGCAGCAGCAGATATGTCGATGTCACTGGCGGGGCTTGCAGGAGACCTGGCATCCTTTAAAAACCTATCTATTGATGAAGCGATGACCGCATTGAATGGTGTATTT